TCAACGTAGGACTCGGCACTGGCCGTGAGGAGGAGAAGGCAATAGCCCTCTCGCAAGCTCTGCAAATGCAAACGATGGTTTACCAAAACTACGGCCCGATGAATGGTCTGGTGAGCTTGACCAACATTCGCAACACATTGGCAGATCAGCTGGCTGTGTCGGGCATACGCAATGCCGACCGTTACTTTGCGCCGATCACGCCAGAGATTGAAATGCAGATGTTACAGATGCAGCAGCAGGCACAAGCCCAGCAGGGTCAGGCATCCGATCCAAACGCTGCGTTCTTGCAGGCTGAGCAAATGAAGGCTCAGACCAAGGCTCAGACTGACATGGCCAAGCTGCAACTCGACATGCAGAAGGCAGCGGCCAACGATGATCTCAAGCGGGATCAGATGGCGCAAGACCTGCTGGTCAACGCGGCAAAGATTTATGGCGAATATGGTACCGCCGTTGATGTTGCAGGCATTCAGGCGGAGCAAGATAAGACACGCGCTATGATCGGCGCAATGTCGCAAGGTACACCGCAATGACAACAGAGATACGCATAGAGGCCGATGAGGCACGTCGTTTAAAAAACGATACTGCATTTAAGCAGTTCATGCAGAGTGTGCGCGAAAATCAAATGCAGATTTTTGCAAGCAGTGGGGCGGCTGACGTGGCCGCCCGTGAGGAGGCGCACGCGATAATCCGTGCGCTTAACCAGATCGAAGTGAACCTCGACGCCGCTCTTGCGGCAGAGACACTTTTGGATCGCAAACAAAGGAAGTAGCACCGATGGAATCGACTACCCTAGACGCAGCAGTAGATAGCCTACTAGCAACCTCAGAGGAAACCTCTGGTGGCGATAATCTTGACGAAGCCGTAAGTGAGATCACTGAACCCGATGACGATCAGGTTGAGGAAGTCGAAGCTGAGGGTGAAGGGCAAGATGACGTTGAAGCATCCAGCGAAGATGAAGATCAAGAATATGATCTTGATGATGTTGAAATTGACGACGAAGACCCTGTAGAGGCAAGCGCTCAAGACACCGATGTTTATACCGTCAAGGTTGACGGACAAACTGAACAACGGACACTGGATGAGTTGAAGCAATCATACGCGGGACAGGCGGCAATTAATAAACGGTTCCAAGAAGTTGCCGAGGCGCGAAAGCAAATCGAGCAACAGGCAGCCGTATTGCAACAGCAGCAACAGCAAGTCGCTGCTTTGTACCAGCAGGCGCAAGAAGGTCGTAATGTAGCCCCAACCCCGCCAACACGCGAGTTATTCGAAAGTGACCCAATTGGGTATATGGAGGAAAAGCTCAAGTATGACGAGGCGAAAGCTCAATACGACCAGAACATGCAACAGTATCAGGCTGTTCAGCAGCAACAGACGCAAGCTCAAAGAGAGGCTGAAATGGCCCAACTCCAACAGCAGGCCGAAGAGTTGCAGCGGTATATACCTGAGTTCGCAGACCCAGAAAAACGGTCTGCGTTTATTCAAAATACGTCGAACAAGGCGAAGCAGCACTACGGTCTCACAGATGACCAGCTTGGTTCTGTAAAAACTGCCGTTGAGACACGCATTTTGAACGATGCTCTGAAGTATCGTGAACTGGTTGAAAAACGCAAATCAGTACAGGCCAAAGGCAAGAAAGCCCGGCCCGTGGTGAAAGCTGGTGCAAAGAAGAGACCTGACGGCAACGCTGCAACTCGTAGTAAGGCGCAAACGCGCTTGCAAAAAACAGGCTCAATCAACGACGCATTGAGCTTGATATTAAATCAGTAAGTCTTTGAAAGGACACACTAATGGCACAGCCAGCAAACACATTCGACAGCTATGATTCTGTCGGCATCCGTGAAGACCTCAGCAATGTTATCCATAACATTTCACCAGAGGAAACTCCATTTTACAGCAAGTCTGCTAAAAAATCTGCCAAGAACACTTTGGTAGAATGGCAGACAGATAGCCTTCGTGCTTCCGCTGCAAACGCTCACATTGAGGGTGACGCAACAGCAGGCGAAGCTCGCTCTGCAACAACACGTCTCGGTAACTACACACAAATCTTCAAAAACGCTGTTGTCGTTCCAGACACAGACGAAGGTTTGGACAAAGCTGGTCGTGCAAAAGAAGTTGCATACCAAACTTTGAAAATCGCCAAAGAGCAAAAATTGGACATCGAAAAAGCACTTTTCGACAACAATGCCCGCGCTGCTGGTAACTCCACCACAGCCCGTGAACTTGCTGGCGCTCCTGCATGGATCACCACCAACACCGACTTCGGTGCTAACGAAGGTGCTGACCCAACTGGCGACGGTACAGACGCTCGTACAGATGAGACCACAACTTTGGTTGCGTTCTCGCAGGCTCGTTTCGACGGCGTTATGCAGTCCATCTGGGAAGAAGGCGGCAAGCCAGACACAGTTTACTTGTCTGCTTTCCAAATGAATGTAGCTCTGGGCTTCACAGGTAACAACAACCAGCGTTCAGCAGTTCAAGCTGGCGATGAGCGTGTTATCAAATCCTTGGCAGTATATGTAACCCCTTGGGGAAGCGTAGAATTTATGCCAAGCCGTGAGAACCGTTCCCGTGACATCTTCATCATGCAAGATGATATGTGGGAAATCGCATCCCTGCGCGGCACAAAGAACGTAGCTTTGGCAAAAACTGGCGACAACACTACTCGCCAAGTTGTGACAGAACTTACACTTTGCGCCAAAAATGAAGCTGCCAACGGCGGCATCTTCGACAACACAACTTCTTAATTGTGTAAATTGGGGGCGGCCTGTGTCGCCCCCTTTCGCCATCTGGAGGATTAAATGAAAAAAGTTATTGTAAATGCGCTGAAGATGAAGTGCAGCAAAGGCCGGATTGAGAAGGGCGAAACAGTTATTCTCTCCGACGAAGAAATTGAGAAAATCACCAAAATTCGCCCAGCCATCTTAACTGTGCTGGAAGAGGTAAAGCCAGTGGCCGCTGCGCCAGCTAAACCCGCAAAAACCAATGGCGCGAAGGTTGCCAAAAAGCCAACTAAAAGGTCGATCAATGTTAAAAGCAAATCACTCAACTAAGGTCTCTGAAAAGTTTACCGTTGACGATGATAAGATCATTATCAAGAAAACCTTTGACGCATCCCATATGCTCAAGGACGCGGCACAAGCGCGTGAAGTGACGCAAAACAGCTTTGGCTCGGACTACAAGCATGTCGGCAACGTAGACATGGGTTTGCTGTCCGTATGGCTTAAAGAGGCGGGCGTGTCTTGGACTGATACACAAGCGGTCAAAGATGTGTTAAAACGTAAGTTGGCAAGCAACGAATTTAGCGCCCTTCGGGTCTGGGAAGGCAGTTACTAAAATGGAAATGGACGCGATCTTGAATATACTTTTTGGAGTCGTAATCGCTGGCATTAGCTGGTGGTTAAAGACACAACGTGAGGAGCTGGATCGCCTTCGTATTCTGCTGAATAGAACCCGCGAAGAAATGGCTAAAGAATACGTCACAAAGTCTGACAGCTCTGAGGTTCTTTCTCAAATTATGAATAAGTTTGATCGGCTTGAAGAAAAAATTGACCGACTAATGGAGCGGTAAGATGATTGAGGTTCTCGCTCTCGCAAGTGCGGTTAGCACTATCGCAGGCGGGATCAGCTCCGCTGTGCAGGCGGGCAAAGATGTTGGCTCTGTGCTTCCGCAGTTTGGCAAGCTGGCCAAATTAGAGGCTGACATTCACCTCGCGGAGCAAGGCCGACACAAAGGGCCGTTGGGCAGGCTCACCTCTACTGAAGAGGAAGGCTTCGCAATTGCGAATGCGAAGATGAAACATAAGGAAGCTATGGACACGCTCCGCAGCCATTGCCGGTTGTACGGTCCACCGGGCATGTGGGAGACAGTGCAACGTGAGATGGGCGCAGCCAGAGCGCGGCAGAAGCGTGCGCTTGAGGAGCAGGCAGCAAAACGTGACCGCATCTTTTACTTCATTACAGTTGCAATCGCCTGCACAGTTTTTGCCGTGGGCAGCGGCGGCTTGTTTTGGGTTGCAGCGTTGCTTGCGGATGAGGTCAGATAATGTGGTTATTACTTTGGTTCCAACTTTCTGCAAACGTCATTCACTTTGAGGTGGGTCAATATAGCAGCGAGAAAGAGTGCTTTGATGAGCTGGCTCGCGCGGCGGTTCTGGTGACAAAGAACAATGAATATTTGCAGTGCTTTAGGATAGTAGGAGACACGCAATGACTGAATATGACTTAAATGGCAACGGCAAGATTGATCCAAATGAATATGAGATCATGCTGGAAGACCGCCGCCGACGCATGGAAGACGCAGACGCAAAGCGCGACACGCAGCGGCGTTTAACTACTGCCTGCGCTTCTGGTATGCTGTTATACCCTTTCGCCATCGTGGGAGCCTCTGCGGCGGGCCTAGGCGATGCCGCTGGCTTGATTGCGGATATTGCTGCGGTCTACGTTGTGGCGGCTTCAGGCGTTGTCGCTGCATATTTTGGATTTAATGCAATGGAGGCCAAGAAATGATCGGGCAAATAATCGGATCACTCGGAGGGCTTGCTGCCAGCTACATTGACGGCAAGACTGCCGTGAAGAAAGCGGAAGCTGAGACTAAGATGAAAATCGCCACTGGCGAGATCAGTTGGGAGCAGGCCGCTATCGAGGCCAGCAACAATTCGTGGAAGGATGAGGCTTGGACCGTGGCGTTCATAGCCATCGTGCTTGGCAGCTTCATACCGGGCATACAGCCCTACATGGCACAGGGTTTCGCTAATTTGGACGCTGCGCCTCAGTGGTTTCAGTGGGCAATGTACGCTTCCATTGCGGCGAGCTTTGGCATCCGCACAGTGAAGGGGCTGAAAAAGTAATGGAAAACATCAAACTACCTCTCGCCCTCGTGGCGGCTATGGCCGTGCAGTTAGCGGCGGGTGTCTGGTGGGTAAGCCAGCAGGCTGCAACTATTGCCAGTCTTGAGGAGACTGTAGGTCAGATTGGTTCCAAGATGGCTATTGAGGACAACGTGAACCTGAAGCGGGACGTTCAAGACAACGCCATGGAATTGGAATATGCTTTCGATGAGATTGACGACCTCTGGGATGAGCTGGCATCTATGACAATGGCCATTGGCGAGATCAATAAACTGAAGGCGCGAATAGCGGTCATAGAAAGTGAGTTGAAATACATCGGCCGAGACCACATAAATATGAACGGCGGCAAATAGTCATGTTCCTCGCGGCCCTCCTGATATGCTCGACATTGGAGGCGCAATCCTGTGTGGTCGTCGCAAATACGAACAATATATGGTACAACGAGGCTAAGTGTCAGGCAGATGCAATGAACTTGGCGCTTGAACTGGTTGACAAGGGCTTTGCCGTAAGGCCGTATTGTTTCAAAGTTGGAGAAAATACATGAGTAGAGCTACACCAGCGAAGGGCAAAGCCCGAGTTAAAGTTACATCAAGCGGGCGTAAAGTCAGCTATGGCCAAGCGGGCAAAGCGAAAGACGGCGGGCCACGGGTCAAGCCCGGCACGTCCAAGGGCGATGCGTATTGCGCACGTTCTGCCGCGCAGAAGAAGAAGTTTCCCAAGGCTGCGGCTGATCCAAACAGCCCACTAAATCTTTCACGCAAGCGCTGGAAATGCTCCGGCACTAAATCGAAGAGGACTTAATGAAATGGGACTGTATTCAAACATCGCAAAAAAGCGTGCGCGCATTAAAGCCGGAAGCGGAGAGAAAATGCGCAAGCCCGGCACTAAAGGAGCGCCAACGGCCAGTGCATTTAAAGCGGCTGCCAAGACAGCAAAGAAAAAGGCTAAAAAATGAGCAAGGCAATGGCAACGCTCCAAGCTAAAATCGGCGCAACAGCCGATGGCGAGTTTGGTCCAAATACAGCGCGAGCAATCGCAAAGCACTTCAACCTATCCCCGGCGCGTGGCGCTCACTTGATGGGGCAGGCATCGCATGAGAGTGGTGGCTTCAAGCGCACCCGTGAAAGTTTGTATTACAGCACGCCAGAACGCATCCAAGCCGTCTGGCCTTCGCGCTTCCCAACTGTTGCCGATGCAGAGCCGTATGCCAAAAACCCAACCGGGCTTGCTGGCAAGGTTTACGCTGGCCGCATGGGCAATGAGAATGAAGCGCAGGCCAGCCTGTACATTGGTCGAGGATTTCTTCAGTTGACCGGGCGGAATAATTATCGGGCGTTTGCGTCTGACATGGGTGTGCCGAAGGTTATGACTGACCCAGACTTGGTGGCTGACAAATATGCCTTTGAGACTGCGCTGTGGTTCTTCAATAAGAATGGATTGTTTGCCATTGCCGACGAAGGTGTAACCGATGACGCCATCAAGCGCATAACCAAGCGCGTGAACGGCGGCTATCATGGCTTGGATGATCGAAGCAACCAGAGCAAGAAAATCCACACTTGGCTCATGGCTTAGTCTAGCCTAGTTAGCTAAGTGGCGAAGCAAGATCAAAAAGCCAGCGCGGCGGTAGGTAGGGCCGGAGAGCATTTAGCCCTCGCCTACTTATCGCTTGCTGGATACATCTGCACGCTCTGCCAAATCAAAGATCACGATGCGTATATACAGACGGATACACAGACGTTGACCTTACAGGTGAAGACCGCCAGCAAAACGCACAAGACCAGCAACAGTTACCCATTCCACACGCCGAAAAAGAACGTCGATGTGTCAGACGTGTTTGCGTTTGTGGCAATTGATTTGGGCGCCGTGATCTTCCGCCGGGGAGACGAGCTAACCTCTGTTACAACATATGTATCAACAGAAGAATTTATGGATGAAGAGCAGTCGATGCAAAAAACATTCGACAGCTTTAAATAGCAACTTGTGGCCGCGTTCATACTTCGGTTATAACGTCTGAGCAGGGTGGCTATCATCACAAGAAAAATCGACTTACCACGGGAATGGTTTGGTTGTTTAGCCTAGCGTGACGTTGCTACCAAATGTGCCAGCATTCAATTCAACGGCCACCCTGCACGATTTATCTTAATTAAATTTAGTGA